TCCCTGCAGTCCGCCCAGAAATGCATCGAATTTGTCCGCCGGAATACGGATGCGCAAATCGTACCGCGAAAGTAAACTGGTGTTTTCCAGCGACTCGTTTTCATAAAACGCCTCGTGCAGCGTTACCAGCGAATCAACCTTGCGTTTTGCGGCAGGGAGGTCCGTACTTTTAACCGTCAGTTGACCGGTGCGGATCAGTTTTTTCGGAATGTCCTGAGGCGCATCTGACGGTGATGCTGGTGCGCGAGCCGGGGCCTCGTTTAAGTCAACGTCCATAGCGACTTCGTCCGCGCTGAGCTTACTAAACTCTCGTATTTCTGACGCAGATCCGCCCCGGTTTTCATCGCTGGATTTATCCTGACACGCAGCCAGACTTAAAAACAGGAGCAGGGATGTAAACGCAAACAAATGGAGTGTTTTCATGATTAAATAAGGTCCCGGTATACGATTGCCGGTAAACTACCTCCAATTTCCAACTATAACCGGCAAAACAGTTTGAGAATATTGTCCGGCCAGTTTGAGAATTAGGAGCAAAAAATTACAGCCCGCCTGAACCCATTCCAGTGGCTTTTTCGAGCTTCGTAACGCGCCGGACAACAGCCACCAAATCCCGGCCAGAAAGTTCGAAGCTACCGCCGACATTTATATCCATTTCGCGGAATGATGGTTGTGTCATATTGACAGGAACCGGTACTTGTATTGATGGCAAGATTCCTTTGTTCAGCATTGGAAAGAATGGCGCAAGCCGCGCCGTGGCAGGGGCGCTTAGAATCATTTCAGGACCCTGTTCCGCAATTTCCACAACTTCGCGTTCTGCAACGATACCACCCGTTGCAAAGCCTCTTCTTTGAACCTGAGCTGTTACAGCCTGTGCGTCATCCTTCTTTGTTTCCTTCTCAGCCATTTTATTGAGATGGCTTTTTATAGCAGCTGAAACTGCAATAAGTGCCACACCAGCAGCGATAGCAGCGCCTGCTGAGATTGGCCCACCGCCTAAGGCTTTGAAGAAAGCCAGTTTTGCGATACCTGCTTGAACAAGCATCTTACCGAATTGCGATAAACCATCAGCGATCGGCATTAAAAATGCCATCATCATGCCTTTTGTATCACCCGTGGCCAAGGCCTCGCCAGCTGCATCAGCAAAGCTTGAAATCGTGTTTACTACGGTACCTTGAAAAAGCGCCCTGGCCGCGGAGTTAAACCGGTCGGTTTCCTCAATCGTTTCCTCGAACGTCTTTTTGAAGCCTTCCAAAAATCGACGTTGACTCACAGTTATTGAATCGGAAGCAAGAAGCGTTTCTATCTGTGGAAGCGCGGCGCGCATAGCATCGACAGTGCCCTTAGCGGTAACCTCAATAGCTTTAAAGTCAGCAGCAACACTTTCTGAAGAAATACCTTCCTGCAACCGGGAACGCATCAACTCATACTGTTGAATTAGTGCCTGAATTTCTGCTCTGGCCTGATCGGTAGTCGCGGCGTTAAACTGAGTTTGAAGAGACTGTAATGCAGCGTTAATACCGTCTACAGATTCATAAAAAGCCGGTGTATTAAGCTTCAGTTGTACATCAAATGTTTCGTCTGCAGGGAACAGCTCAGCAGGTTCAATAGGCGCAACAACAGGTTTGATCGTAACCGGAACAACGACATTCACCGCTGCAGTTGCAGCTTTTTGTTTTTGAAGCAAATCTGCGAGCACTGTTTGCAGGTCACGGGCTTTTTTCAGCTCTTCGGGCGGAACTATACCAGTTACAGCATTGTCGGCAATTTCAGCAAGGCGCTCCTTGATTTCCTTGATTTGCACTGAAAGTGGTTTGAAATCTTCCGTACCTGGAGTGGAGGATTTAACCTTTTTTAGTTGTGCTTCCAAAACAGCAGCTTCAGCGCTTAAACGCGTGAAAGCCTGAATATTTGCGTCTAAAATTTGCCGGTTTTCAGGACTTAAAAACGGCTTTGAACCGGTTTCCCGAATCATGCCCTGTATTACAGACATTGCCTGTTTTACGTTTTTCAGGCGCTCTTCAATTTCCTCAGGCCGCAAACGGGAAACTTCAGTACGAAGAGCAGACACAGAATCGGTAAGGTCAGATACAGGTGCTTTCGCTTCTTCTGCTTCTTTACCAAAACCGAACAATGCCTTTGCGCCGTCAACAAGCGTTGGCACCAGGGTTGCACCAAGAAACAACCAGCCAACCGGGCCTATACTAACCAGAAACGATTGTACGGTCCGGGCCGCAACACCAAGGGCTGTAGATAAACCGCTCAACGAAAGCGTGGCAATGGAAGCTGTGCCTGGTAGCGTAGCAAGCATGGTCCTCATAGCTGCAAAATCAACCGTTAGCTTGATCCCCTGCCTGGCCAACAGCGTAGTTACGGCAGCAACCGAACCAAGCGAAATGATGGTTGTCTGGAGGCCTTCAGGCGAACGGGCAAACAACTCCAAAACACTGATGCCAGACTGTAGCAACGGCCCAAGCGCTTCCCGGATCAGCGCACCAACGCGGGCATGGAACTCTTCGGTGCGAGCTGTTAAATCAGCCTGCATACCAGCGCCTGTTTCCAGAAATTTGGTGTATGTGTCACCCACAATTTCACTTGCCTGCATGGTAGCGGCAAGAAGTGCCTGAGCCTTCTGCTGGTCGGTAAGCTTGCCGACCGTAGTTCCAATGGCATCGGCGTATTCTTTATAGATAACCGATGGATTTTTCTGAAAAAGTTTATCGGTTCCTTCGTCTATTCCCAGAATGGCCTGGTTGATAGCCTGAAGCGCCTGCTCTGCATTGAGTCCTTGCGCAGCCGCCACATTGAGCAGTGCACCGATGGCGTCGGCAGTTTTTGAGGTATCACCTGCCTTAGCCGTAAGCTTTGCCAGTGCTATGGTGAAATCATTTGCCTGCCGCTCTGAAAAACCAAAGCTTTCCCGGCTTTGCCTGGCAATATCCTGCAGCTCATCAAGCTCGATATTGGCAAGTTTTGAAGCAGCAGTAAGCCTGTTTTGTGACTGGGTGAGCGCGTCGTAACTGCCAACCGCTGCACCGAACGTTTGCTGAAGCAGCGCTGCACTTTGTTGTACTGCAGCTAACCGTTGGTTGAAATTGAGCAATTGGGTGTTTAACCCATCCTGGCCGTCACTTGCCTGTTTTATTGCATCCTTCAGGGCTGCAAGATTATCTTCAGTTGCATCCAGAACGGCGTTTACCTGCTCGCCACCATCAAGGGTAAGTTTTATCGAAATCTTTTTTACAGGGTCTGCCATAACAAGTCCTTTAGACTACTTCCCACATGCCGGAAGTGGTTCCTTTTGTAAGATTCATTTCAACATCAATAGGCTGTACAAGCGTGTAGCCATCCAGCTCCAGACGGCGGCCAATGCGTTCAATGCCCATGAAATTTGCCGTTATGACGGCGTGCTCATTTTTGTAAGAGGCCAGTTTCGAGGCAACAAATTCAAGCAGTGATTTACCGGGCGTATTGCCGACAAGCCCAAACCACACATCGTATGTCGCCCGGCCTAATAAGGATCCCGGATCAGGTACAAGGAAGAACCAGGGCACGTTTGCGCCGTTTGCAGCATTGAAGGCGAGTTTCATTTCCAACACACCGGCTGAAGCTGCATTGCCTTCAGCTTCCTCAATAAGTACAGCGCCGTTTTGCTCGCCGGGTACAAGCTCCAGCTGTGCAAAGCCGAATTGGTATTCAAAGGCGTATGGGTAGGAAACCGGATCAGGGGTTACGGGCACAAGCAATTCGAAATAAGATGGCCCGGCTATGTGCGGCAACTGGATTTCGTCGATATGAGTAAATGTGCCTGAAGGCTGCTCGTCCGGGATCGTTCTTTCTGCATAGCTACTTTGCCATTCCAGACTGTCATTCAAATACAATTCGCCGATTTTGAACACATACCGCGCCCCCCAGTTTCGCGTGGTTATTTCCGGATAACCGAAAGGATCTGTGTCGAGCACCTGAGCATTTATGGTTATTCGAATTTTGTTTCCAGGCTCAAAACTGATAAAGTCGATCGTTTGGCGCGGGCCTTGTACCGCGTTAGCCTGTTCTTGAATGCGCAAAAAACGGGGATTAGAACCACCAATCGAAACTATGCCCTCTTCGTGCTCCCATTCGCGCAGATTTGCCGCCACATTTAATGCCGGCGCTTTTTCCTGGAACCGCTCAAAATCAGGATCCGCGTTGATCTGCGTAGCCGGGTATTTCGGTATATCGTGGATTATGCGAACGGTTTTGTATCCGCTTGAAAATTCAATTACTGCATTTTCAAACCGGGTAATACCGGTGAATGCGATTTTACCAACACCGCGCGAAGGTTCAAAAACCAGATTTCCAGATTCCTGATAAATATTGTGCAAACAGCTCGATGCAAGTTCATGTAAAACCTCGAAGTATGTACGCATGGTTTTCTTGGTGAAATCGGATTGCATGGAATCAGGAAAAAAACTCATGTCTCCAAGCGTTACCGTTTCGTCAGCGTAATCTTTGAATCGCATTGTACTATCAACTGTACAGGTAAAGCCAAGGTCGATAATATCAAGTGCCTCATTTACAAATGACTGAACCGTTGTAAATGCGCCGGTTGGCGTAAGCGAAACTTCTTTGAGCTTGAACAGATCAGACGCTACAAGGTTAAGCGGCTGAATCCCAACACGCAGTGCCCGGCGGCGTTCAACAGGCAAAAGCCAGCCTTTCCAAAACAGCGACGCGTTGTAATAAACCCATACCTGGAGCGAAGTGCCGGAAAGCAGGTGTGTCTGGAGGTCGGTGTCTTTCAAGAAAGCAGCAAACTCGCAGTATGAAGGCATAAGTCCGTATGGCAGCTCTTCGTTTTGCACTTTGTAGCGAATCGACAAATTGCCAGATACGTACATCAGGACCGGTGTAATGGTTGTGTCAGATTCTGGACGAAGTTCAAGCCGCACCAGCCTGTTATTACAGTCGTACCATTCGGCGTAATATTTAACCTGGGTGTAAGGCAATTATAATTTGCGATTGCAGATTTTGGATTGAGGAATCAGGCGCTTTCGCCGGTTGGCTGGGCAGTCAAATGATTGTGGAGCATCAGGTAGCAAAGGCCGCTTGCAAGCGGAAGATGGTAGATTGCGCTAAAGCTTGCAGGATCCAGGCGGGAAAGACTGAGCACCGTATCAGCCGTGCCATCACTGTTTTCCGGTAACTTAATGCCGTGCTTTTCAGCCTGGCGTTTTAGCGCTTCAGCTGCTCTCACCGTTTCGACCACTATCTCAGAGAAGTTTCCCGGTAAGCTTAAATCGTTGCTTGCTGCGAGCTGCTCCACGGCCACCGGGCTTGAAAGCCCGGTGGTTACCAGCATTTCGTACACCTGGCCAACCGTTACCATGACATAAAGGACGTACCGGGGGTGAGAGACCTATCTGTAGTCATTGCCGGACAGCGAACGCCCATGCCGCCAGTGGTTGCCACTCCATTGCCCTGGGCAAATTCGTAAACAAGGTAATATGTGCTATTTGGAGTAGTCTGTTGAACAACTTTGACACCTATTGAAGGCGATGATAAGACAACCGAATTCAGTTCTGCGTTTGCAAAACTTCGGGCTCTAAATGTTTGAAAGTGATAATTCAATACAGTGTGAAGTGTTGTAACATCGATTGATGCATCTATTCTAATTCCACTAATCGGAAAAACCACAGCATTTCCTGCATTTGCTAAAATGCCGGTACTCATTGATGAATAGTTACCAACAGAACCAAGACTTTGTATTAGAGAACTAAATGCTGTTGGTCCCAATCCTGTAAACGTGTAATTATCGGCAGCATTATTCGCATTCGAATCCTGCCACCCCAAATAAGCCAGCAAATTCGCATTCATATGGATGGTCTTCTGGCCGAATACCTGATCGGCTTCCAGCTCTACGGTAAACGCCCACAGGCCGTCTTCGCGCTTGTTTTCCTGCGTAATGCGCAGGTAGCCGGTTTCGTACCATTGCAGATTGGGCGTTCCGGCGGCGACCGCTCTTACGCCTACATGGTTGCGCGCCCAGGAGAGCAGCTGCTCCCGCAGGCCGTTATCGATAAGGGTTACTTTGAGCGTTACCCGGTCCATTACCGGCACACGCTTGCCGCCCTGAATAAGCTGCTTAACCGGCGTGCTTACCACTTCAAACGTGGTGCCGACAATCAAATCGAATTGCGCTACTTCGCCGGTATCGGGGCGGTAAAAACTGAGGGCGCGGACGTTGTAAGAGCGATAAACAGGCATGGTTGCGAAAATGAGGAATTATGAATGATGAATGAGAAATTTGAAACGAAACAGCGAGGATTGATTAAAAACCATTCCTCACTGTTCATTTCTCATTCCGCAATTAGAATCAGGTAATCGCCTTGGTGGTGGCTGCGGTACCTACCGGTACTTCGTAGTCGCTTTCAAACGTGAAGCCAAGCAGCCCGTCTGCAGCTTTAAAGGTTTCGCCGATGGAGATCGGTGCCTGGTTGGTGATCACCGTGTTGCCGCTTTTCAGCGTAAGCCGCCAGCGCACTTCGGTGAACGCGCTTTCTGCTGTGAGCAGCGCACCTTTTACCGTGGCGTCGTGGTCGAACAGCGTGCCTTTTACCGCTACGCGCTTCATGGCTGTAACGCTTTTACCGCTCTGAATAGCCTGTTTTACCGGCTGTTCGGCGATTTCGACGCTTGATGCGTCCATAAAGTTCACGGAAACGTAGGTTGTGCCGTTGTTGGTCGAAAATTCAAGGTTGGAGACCGTTGCGGGTGTATAAACGGGCATGATTATTCCTCAGGGTTGGTTGGTTCCTCTTCGGCAACCGGCGGAACCAGTTTGGCCAATTCGGCAGTAAAGAGTTCGGAAACGCTGGCATCGTTGAACGATGGCATGGCGGGCAGTACAACGCATTGCCGGGTGCCTGCTATGGCTGCACCCGATTGGTCGCGGAAGTCTACAATGGCGTAGCCAAGTTCAAAGTTCAGCAGTGCCACATGCACGCCGTGTACCTGGTTGCCGCCAATTAAAAGCGGGGTTTGAAGTGTTACCGGGATCATGGTTCAGAGAAAGAGAATTTTCCGCTGGTTCCAGGTCTGGGCATACGTCCAAACCCCGTTTTTCTGAAAATCGAAGTCCTCGCTTACGAACTCCAGAAATTCGTGCGGGCGGGTAGCGTCGGGTACAAATCCCTGCAGCTTTTCCCTCAACGTGTCCAGAATGGCGATACAGCTCAGCTCACCGGGTGCACCGGCATAATTAACCCGGCTTTTTACGAACAGGGTCCACCGCATTCCGGCAGGCTGCATCTTTCCGCCCTGTGCCTGGCTTTCCCGTGCGGTAATGCCATCATACATAACAAGCACAGCAGCTTTACCGGCGGCCAGCTGGTAGGTTTCAGGGTTGGCCGGGATGCTCGATGCAACAATGTCGGGCACTTCGGTTTGAACCTTGGTGATGATGGCGGCCTGGGTTTCCTGAATCATGGCGGAAGAAAAAAGGAGGATGAACAGTAACATGAGGGTTGATGCGGCAGGTCCGGCACTGGAAGGCGGTGCGGATTCGTTTTCTTTCACCGCTGCAATCAGCGTTGTAATTGCGCCAACCAGCGTGATCAGTGCCTGAACGAGCACCGTGATTTCAGAAACAAAGGAAGGATCGGTAAGGCTGAGTGCAAGCGAACCGCCGCCGCCAACCGTTAACGCAGTGCCGGTGCGTTTGAGACGCTGCCAGCGTTTTACAAGCGGTTCACCGGCTTTTTGAAGCAGGCCGATGGACGAAAAAAGAAGGGCGAAAAGTTTCATAGGAATTGGGAAGAGATAGTTATGGTTACAGTCTGGCCGTTGTCCAGGGCGGCATAAATGCGCCGGTAGAGCGACTCAAACCCGTTCAGCGATTCGGAAATAACACCACGCACATCAGCCTGGTTACCCACCAGAATACAGCCGTTGGTATCGGAATGCGAGTTGCCAGGATGGATGTACACATTGGTGAAACCGGGCACTCCTTTCAGCTCCAGATGCCACTTGAACCAGCCGTATTTGCGGTAGCGCCGGGTAAGCGGCGTTTCCAGCTCAATCGGCAATATGCGGTAGGTTCCATCGGGAATGGCCGTTGCGCCGGGCACTTTGCGATCCCGGACAGCATCCTCCAGCGTAAACGCCGTGAATTTGCCATCCACGTACAGCAGACCTTTCGTGTGGTCGGGCTGCAGGTCGTAACGCTTCAGGTGCAGGTTCACAGTACGCCTCCCAGTTTTCCGACGAATTCCGACGAAAGCGCCGTTTTGTTGGTTTGGATGGAGGCGTTGCCATTGGTGGCCGCCTGAACATCGGCACCGGCCAGCGAGAGCTTACCGGACGCGAATTGTTCGAGCATGCGCATGGCGTTTTTGCGTTCCGCTTCCACAGAAGCCGGGGTTTCCAGATCGGGACGGCGGGCGTACAGTTCAGACAGGGCCAGCGTACCGGCCAGCTTCTTTACTACACCCGGAACAGGATCGAGCGGCAGCGTGTACCGGTTGCCCAGGTACGCATCGAGCACCTCACCGGCGCGGGTAATCGCCTCTTCAACGCGGTCTTCCACCAGCAGGCCCGTCTGCTCATCGTCAGACAACTGCTGAATGGTGACCTGTTGAAACTGGTGCGTAAGTTCGGTTACGGTGAGGTACATGATGCTGCTACCGGCTATCAGCCGATTTTGATGCCTTCGAGTTTTGCGACGGCGAGGTCGTTCTCCAGCGCAAGCTCAAGATCGAGCTCCACGTTGTGCACGTACTGCGAGCCCACAAGGCCTTTGTCGGTAACGTTCACGCCGTTGCTGGTGGCCACGGTTACATCAGCCGCTTCGCCGAAACGGACGAAGTAAATACTGTAGCAGGTTCCGGAAATGGTTCCGGCAGTTTCATCACCGGCGATAATTTCCGCACCGTTGAGCTTGTAGCCCGCTTCGATGATCGGAATACGGTTGAAGTACGCGATGGGTACACCATACTCACTCTGCACCCACTGCACCTGGTCGGCCAGAATGGACGTGAGGCGGGAAACGATACTGGTTGGGACGATGATGGCGCGCGCGCCGCCGTCAACCATCGAGATACCGCGGCGGAGTTTCTCAGCCAGCTGGCCGTGAACCAGTTTCTTAGCGTCGGTATTGCCCAGCTCCAGTGTAAGCGCCGTGCTGCTTGTATTGGCGAAAAACTTCTGACCGCTTGGGGTAATCGTCTTCAGTCCGGTAGGCTGGTTGGAGTTACCGGTGCCGTTGATTACGAAGTCGGCCAGGTTTTTGGAAGCCCGGCGGGCAAACATAGCCAGATCGCGACGGCGCACTGAAACGATGTCCATGCCGCGGCGCTCGAACGCCTGGTCAACCTTAATTTCATCACCGAAAATTTTCAGCGACGGCGTGGCATACGCAGGATCAACCGCTACGCCGGTATAGTTGTTGTTTACGGCACGAACCGTACCTCCGGTGGCCGCACTGGCCTTGCGCAGATTGTCGGCATTGCCTACGATCTGATAAAATTCAAGCGCAGCGACGAGTGGATGCTCAGCCGCCATCGTCCGCGCTACTTCAGCGGCAAGATCGCCGTTCCGGGAAGAGAGATCAACGAGTTTCATAGGATGGGTTGGATTGGGTTAGACGTTCTTTGCCGTGGCTTCTTCGTGCGCCGCTTTCACAGCGTCGTAGAATTTGTCGGCGGACTTTTGCGCAGCTTTTTCACCGGCTGCAGGGCCTTTCGGCAGGCGCGGCATTCCTTCGAGGAATTCCTTAAACAGGGCAACAGGCTCAGCCTGGCCGGAAGCGTCAGAAAACATGGGCACGGTATCAAGCACCGAAAGCAGCCGGACCGCTTTAGTTTTCATGGCAGGCGGAAGTACGCCGTACGCAATACGCTCATTCACATAGGTTTCGAACTCAATGCGGCGGGAGTTCATGTTCAGAGCACGAAGACGCTCTTCAGCCGCCTGGCGCTGCGCATCGATTTCTTCGAACTTCGCAACTGCCGCATCGCGCTCCTGGCGAAGCCTCTCGATTTCAGCAAACGAAACCGGCGCTTCTGCCGCTTCCATATCAATAGCATCAGATTCAGCCTCAGCGAAGGAAGCGAAATCAACATCGCGCATTCCTTTCACCTGGGGAATCTGCGCGCCAAGGAAGGAAACCGCCTTCAGATACAAGCCTTTTCCTGGAAGCTGACGGAAGAATTCCACGCTGCGCTTCTTGAAGAGCTTTTTATCTACCAGCTCAACCAGCTCCGGCGAGGCTTCGATGTCGGCAAACAGCGTATCGCCATCCAGCCGCACACCCTTCACCCACCCCAGTGCCGGACCAGCCTGCACATGATCGAGCGTGACCGGCGCTTCACAAAAAGCCGCGTCGTACGCTGTAGCCATCGCCGCCAGCTGCTCACGTGTAAACGTGCCCTGGGGATACTTCCCGGCTTTAAAAATTTCGATTTCTTTTCGGGTCATTTTTGGTAAACTGTGGAGCGACGATGCGCCCCGTTTCGTTTGAGAACACCCGAAATTTACCTGCGTAGTCGTGCATGGCGTTCTGTACGGTACAGAAACTAACCCCATTCATTTACCCGAACTTACGGGCATCCTGAAAAACAAAAATATGGATGAAATTTGAATGGAAGCATTAAAAGATTTGATACCGCTCTTAAGTAACGGCGGCGTAGCAATGATCATGTTTGCCGTATGGTATTTCACCTTCACGCGCAGTAACCGTCTGTTCGAACAGGCCATGCAGTACGCCGACAAGCGCACGCAGGACGCCATTGAGCACGCAAACCGGCGGTTCTCTGAAGTGGTGAGCAATTACGAAAAGCTTACCGAAGAACTGCTGCAGATTCAGCGTGAAGACGTGCGCACCAGGGAAATGCTGGCCGGGGTACTTTCCCGCCTGGAAAAAGCGGTGGAGGGCATGAAGCGATGAGCGGAAGCGAACGCATGATGAACCGGGCGCGCCTGGCTGACATTAAACGGCAGCTGGAGGAAATTGAACTCCGCGCCGACAGCCAGATTATAGTAATACGTCAGCAGGTGGATCCCTTCCTCGACCTGAGCGAAATGGATGTGCGCCGTGCCCAGCTGGCCATGAACGATCTGGTGGAGCTGGCCGAAAAGCACCGGGACCTTTCCCAAAAGGCAAAGCAGCTCGACGAGGCCATCAATGGCTAAGATTGCGCAATTCTATTCGGAAGCCGAACGCATGTACGTGCACGAAGGCTACTCCATCGACGCCATTGTTGCGCTGTTCAAAAATCAGGTAAGCCGGAAGACGGTGTACAACTGGAAGGCCGAAGGAAACTGGGACGCCAAACGTACCGCATCCATCGAGACTACCGGCAGTATCCGGGAAGAGCTGATTGAGATTGCCCGGCTGGCCATCAAAGAAGCCAAAGCGAATCCCGGCAGCCACCAGATTTTCGCCGTGGTGAAGGCGGTACAGGCACTCAAAACCTGGCATGATGCAGAAAACACTGTGCCCGACGAAAAGGAAAAAACAGCCGGTGGAATTACCCCGGATCTGATCCGCGAAATCGAAGAACAGATTTTGGGCGTAAAACGCGCGAAATAACCCAAGGCGTATCCATAGCCGTCTTTTCGATTCCGTTTGAAATTAAACGAGTTTAACGATGTTTTAATGCGGGTACCCGATAAAATGAGCACTCCGGAAAATCAGGAAACACGGTCGAGTTACTTTCTGCCGTATCAAATCCGCTGGCTGCAGGATGATTCGCCCGTCAAGATATGGGAGAAGTCCCGCCGTATCGGGGCCACCTATGTGCAGAGCTACGAAGACGTGTACGACTGCGTTACCGGCAGGGTCGATAAGGTGTGGTTTTCGTCAGCCGACGAATCAGCAGCCAAGGAATACATCGCTGAATGCTCCAAGTGGGCACAGCTGTTTAACATGGCAGCCACCGCCCTGGGCGAAATCATGCTCGATGAACGCAACGACATCAAAGCCCTGGCCATCGAATTTGCCAACGGAAGCCGCATTCACGCGCTTTCGTCCAATCCAAAGGCGTTCCGCTCCAAAGGCGGAAAGGTTATTCTGGATGAATTTGCCTTCCACGAACAGGCCCAGCAGCTCTGGAAAGCCGCCAAACCTTCCGCCACCTGGGGTTATCCGATCCGGATCCTGAGCACCCACAACGGAAAACAGTGCCTCTACCACCAGTTTCTGGAGAAGGTCGAAAAAGGCCAGCTCAACTGGAGCAGGCACAATACGCCGATTACCCTGGCGGTTGAAGAAGGCCTCCTTGATAAAATCCGTGGCCGGAAAACATCGCCGGAAGAACGCGCCGCCTGGATAGACGAACTCCGCGCCGATTCCTTCGATGAAGAAACCTTCCTCGAAGAGTTTATGTGCGTACCTGTGGAAGGAACGTCCCGCTTCCTTCCGTACGACATGATAACAGCGTGCGAAAAACCCGACCTGCTGCAGGAACCCGGCGACATGCAGGGCGATCTGTACGTGGGTTTCGACATTGCCCGGAAAAAAGACCTTTCCGTAATAACGGTAGTGCAGCGCACCGGCGGCTTCCATTTTATGCGCGCCTGCATAGTGATGGAGCGCCAGCCGTTTTACGTACAGCGCGATACGCTCTTCAGCATCCTGCAGCTTCCGGGCATCCGGCGCGCCTGCATCGATTCCACCGGCCTTGGCATGCAGCTGGCCGAAGAAGCTGTTTTTGCGTTCGGCAAATACCGCGTGGAGCCGGTCACGTTTTCAGAAGCATCCAAATCGGAAATGGCGTTTCAGCTGCGCAGCCGGTTTGAGGAAAAAACCATCGCCATTCCGCCGGATCCGCTGCTGCGCGATGATCTGGCCAGCATCAAAAAAGCCGTTACCAGCGCCGGAAACGTCCGCTTTGCCGTAGCCGGACAGACCGACGGCCACGCAGACCGCTTCTGGAGCCTCGCCCTCGCTAACCACGCCGCCGAAAACTATTCCGGGCCGGTATTCGCCCGCAGTTCCTCCCTGAAACCCACTTCCAGCCTTGGAGACCCGCTATGATTCGCAAAACGCGCAGAAATCGCTCCACCTTCCTTTCCTTTGCCGATAAACAGGCACCCGGTAAACCGCCATCTGCCGCAAGCGCAGGCGACCGTTCCGCCCTGGCCAGCCTGTTTTCCCGAATGCCCAATCCGGATCCAATTCTCAAAAAGGCCGGGAAAGACATCACCGCCTACCGTGAGCTCCTTTTCGATTCCCGCACCTGGAGTGCGGTACAAAGCTGGAAAAGCGGCGTAAAAGCGCTGGAATTTGAGCTGTACAGCGACCAGACCGACGAAACGCGCCTCGATGAACTGAACGCCTGGCAGCGAACGCTCGATCTGAACCGCATTTTCTCCGAAATGCTGGATGCCCGTCTTTACGGATACCAGCCGATGGAAATTATGTGGCAGACGGTGGCCGGAAAATGGATTCCGCTCGATATCCAGGGCAAACCGGCAGAATGGTTTGAGTTCAACAAAAAAGGGGAACTCTGCATAAAACCGCAGTTCTATCTGCCTGCCGAAATCAAAGAAGCCAAGCCCGTTGAAACGTACAGCTACCTGCTGCCGCGCCACTATCCCAGCGCCGACAATCCGTACGGACAGGCCGTATTGGCACGCTGCTTCTGGCCGGTGAGCTTCCGCCGGGGCGGGAAGAAGTTCTTTGCCACCTTCACCGAGAAATACGGCATGCCGCACGCCATCGGCAAACAGCCGCGCGGTACGGCCACCAGCGACCAGAACGAACTGCTGAAGCAGCTGGAAAACATGGTGCAGGATGCTGTTGCGGTTATCCCGGATGACAGCAGCATCGAGATCATGCAGACCGGCAAAGGCGAATCTGCCAGTATTTACAAAGACTTCCTTACCTACGCCGATGAGGAAATTCAAATGGTGCTGCTTTCCGCATCGCTGGCAGGCGGTACTGGCAACGGCGGCGGAAGCTACGCCCTGGGCAAAGTGCACGACGGCATCCGCGAAGACGTAATTATGGAAGGCGTGCGGATTATTGAACAGCAGATGAACCAGCTGCTTCAGTGGATCCAGCAGTTCAACTACGGCGGCGGCGATGTGCGTTTCCGCATGTACCAGCCCGAAGACGTTGATAAAACCCTGGCTGAACGCGATGAGATTCTTACGCGCACCGGCGTGAGCTTTACCAAAAAGTACTTCACCGCCAAATACGGCCTCGATGAAGACGAATTTGAGGTAACCGCCCAACCCGCCGCACCGGCTCAGCCGCCCGCCTTTGCCCAGACGCACTGCAGCTGTGCGCAATGCGCCGGAAAAACGGCGCACTTCGCCCAGGTGGATGCCGATGAAGTGCCCGCCGGACAGAAAATTGTCGATGACATCATCGAAACCGCCGATTCAGAACAGGCCGTTAAACAGGCATTACAGCCCGTTTTAGCCGTTTTTAACGAAGCCGGCACTTTTGAAGAAGCGCTGGAAAAGCTGGCTGCCCTTTATCCGGAACTCGACGCCTCGATGCTGGAGGATAAACTCACCCGCGCCTTCTTCCTGGCCGAAGTTATTGGCAGGAGCGAAACACAATGAGCGCGGTTTCCGGCATGGACAAACGCACCGACGTATTGCGCCATGCCCGCAAGTACATGGAAGACCGCAGCTACGGCATCGCCTACATCAATCTCATGCTCGAAATCCTCCAGGACTTTATGGATGAACGGGCCAAACAGCAGAAAGAACAGCAACATGGACCAAAAACTACTTGAGAAAATTGGCAAACTGCTTGCCCTGGGTGAATCTTCTGAACCACATGAAGCCGCACTGGCCATGCAAAAAGCCCGTGAGCTCATGGAAACCTATCAGGTAAGCCAGGTGCATGTTGCCGCGTCGCAACTGCGCGAGAAAGTTGTTGCGGGGCCTCGCGCACGTGTTAAAGCGTATGAAGCGAAGCTGGAGCGCGTAATAGAACGTGTCTTTTCAGTTAAGATTTTTCGGCTTCCGGATCATCAGGCGCTTCTTTTTGTCGGAGACAGCATCAATATTGAGGTAGCCGCTTACGCTTATACGGTTGCATACAGGAAGCTGGAAAAAGACCGTGCCGCCTTCATTGATACGCTCCATCCGCGCATGAAACGTGCCAACAAAACAAAGCCCGGTGATGATTTCGCGTATGGGTGGACTTATGCGGTAGCACAAAATATGCAGCACCTTTCCTCTACACTGGAGGCCGAAAAGGTGGCCGCCGCAACGCAGGCTAATCAGCTCACTGCCGGGTAAGACATCCGGATGTATTCCATCCCAAATTCCAAATCCGAACTCCCGCATGGAACCCATCGACCTCAATTTCGCCCTTTCCCTGAAGCCTGAAAAGGCCATCGAGTACCTCAATACCAAGGGATACCGCATTTCCTTCCGATGGGACGATATTGAAGCGCAGGCCCACGCCAAAGCGTTTACCGTGGCCGGTGCCATGAAGCTCGATATTCTGGAAACCATCCGGGGCGAACTCACCGCAGCACTGGAAAGCGGAACCACCTTCGCGCAGTTCAAAAAGGAACTCACGCCGCGCCTTCAAAAACTGGGCTGGTACGGCAAAGCCGTGGAGGTTGTAAACGAACAGACCGGCGAAGTGCGCACTACCCGCGTTGACGGCCACCGCCTGCGCACCATCTACACCACCAACCTGCAGAGCGCCTACAGCGCCGGGCGCTACGACGGGTTTATGGCCGATGACAACATCAAATACCTGCGCTACAACGCCATTCTTGACCGGAAAACGCGCCGTACCCACGCCGAAATGAACGGCATTATTCTGCCGAAAGACCATCCCTGGTGGGATACCAACTACCCGCCCAACGGCTGGCGGTGCCGCTGTTCCGTAAGCGGCGTAACCGAATCGCGCATGAAACGCAACGGCTGGAAACCGTTCGAAGGCGACCCGAAAGGCATTGCGGATCCGGCGTTTCAGAACAATCCTGGAAAGGACAAAACACCCATCGATACGGTAGCCTGGCAAAAAGCCGAAAAGGTGTCAACCAGCGCCCGGCTGGGCTTTGTGAAAGACATGATCCGCCCGGAACAGCGCCAAAAAGTGTGGGATTACTTTGTGGATGATGTCGCGGAAGCCATGCAGCACAAAGGCAAAGTGCGCACGCTCACCTATCTGGAACCGGAGCTTTTTGAGCTGATAAACAAAGGCAAAGTGCTTAAAAGCCCGATTGTTATCGCAACCGACAAGCAGGTACTGCACGCGATGCGCAACGGCAAAAACGCGCCAGAAACGCTAAAACTGGCCACCGATGCCGTGAACAACCCGGAAGAAGTGTGGGAAGGACAGGACGATATTCTGTTTATTAAAACCATCAACGGTGTGGCCACTAAATTCGCCTTCAAGCTTCAGAAGCGCGGAAAAGAGATTGATTACCGGGCACTTAATTTGGTAACGGTCGGACCGTTTGATCGTGGTGCCGATGGATACAAAAAAATAAGGTGACCATGTTTCCACAATCACCTTTACATCGAACGGCAGGACTCGAACCTGCGATAATACTGCTCAATGAGCGCGTTTGCCTACCAGCTGTTTCATCGTTCGACATCTATAATGTACACCTTTTCCGGTAAAAGGCGAATAACTCGTAATTCCTCATTCCTAATTCTTCATTGAAAAATGTCTTCCCCTTTCGCCCAGATTGAACTCCGTGAAGCCACCGCGCTGATTGCCCGGCTGCGCTTAAACGTTGAGAAAATGCCTGCGCATATGCAGAGCGTGGCCAACATTATGCTGGGTGCAGTGGATGACAATTTCGAAGCCCAGGGCAGGCCTTCCCGCTGGGCAGAGCTGGCCGAAAGCACCAAAGCGCGCCGCACAAAAACCGGCAACTGGCCCGGCAAAACGCTCCAGGTGAGCGGACAGCTGCGCAACTCCATCAGCGCCAAATCGGACGCACGCAGCGCAGAGGTAGGCACGAATCTGGTGTATGCGGCCATCCATAACTTTGGAGGCATGGCAGGGCTTGGCCGCAAGGTTAAGATTGCCGGCCGGCCGTTTCTGTGGCTGGAGCCCGGCGATATTGAAGAAGTACTGCAGTACCTGCGCGACCAGGTTGCGGATGGGGTGTAACCATGTTCGACGTATTTGTTGACTTTCTATCAGAAAACGCGGGTAAAATTGCCCGGTCTGTCTGGTGGTTTTGGGCCATCCTTTTGTACGTGCGCTACATTGCGTACGGCATCGATATAAGCCACTGGGATATCCTGTTCATGGTTGTTTACTACATTCGCACCCGCGAACTCTAAAACCCAGAGTAAACGTTTCTTCTGTTTGCATAAATGAAAAAGCCCCGATGTGGTAAGTATCGGGGCTTTTTTAAAAACTAGAATCGTAGGCTAATAAAACCAGGATTCGAAATATTCGAATTTTTCGGCACCGTACGGATCCTTCACGAAAACGAAACCGGGTTTATAATCAATCGCGTTCGTAAGCGCCTCGTTAAACGTACGCACGCGAATAAATTCATAAGGAGGCTTATTGATGTAGTAGCAAAAAACAACTTTTTTGTTACTTCGCCAGATGCCTTCCATTTCTTTCCGCGCGTCTCTACGCACATTTGCGATAAACTTCTCTTTGAATGCGGAATCTTGTAAGCTTGCTACCGGCACGTTGATTTTGAATGCAAAAATCGAATTCAGATTTTTGTCATCGATAGTTCTGCCCCATTCGATTTCATAACCCTTTGGGTTACACGAGGCTATAAGAAGAGAAAAAACGATCAGCGTTATGTTTTTCATGGTATTTGAATTGGTCAAGGTCTTGATTGGAAGGTAGTGAAAAGCCCCAGCGCTACAAGCGGCGGGGCTATTTTTTGATTAGCGATTTTACGCCGCGATGTGCACGGCGCTTGCGTTCATTACCGGGTTGAGGGTTTCCCGCAGATCATCCAGGGCGGTTTGGAGCGCCAGCGGAAACCGGTTGTCGCTGGCCACTTCGTTGGCGGCATCCACCAGCATATCGAGGATGGCCAGGCGGCGGCTTAACAGGTCGGCCAGTTCGTTCAGTTCGGTGCGGCTCATTGTATGTCTCCCATTTTTCTGAGTTGATACTGAACCACACTGCGAGCTCTACCTGAACGCCGTGCAATTTCGTTGTAAGTAACCCCTTGGGTGCGTAAATCCAAAATGAGTTCACGTTCTGCGTCGGTTACTGGCCGGATTGTTTTCTTGACCTTTAAAGGCTTCTCTTTTTGCGCCAAAACCTGCTTTTGCAGCTGTACGATTTCCTCCAGAAGCGCCACCTTTTCGACCAGATAGCCGTTTTGCGGCTCCGGTTGTGGAATCTGTTTGGATGCGGGCACCTGCTGCGCCGCACCATACCCGCCGGTTTTGCGGATGGCCGGAAGAACTTCGTGCGTTACCCAGCGCTTGAACGCCTTTGCTTCGGGTTTGGTGGAACGAAGCATCAGGGTGTACAATCCGGCTTCATTTACGCACATAACTGTTCTGTGCTGACCTGACCGGTAAATTTTACCGGGTAGCTTTTCGTCATCGTCCAGCTTACGAAGTGCCTTGTTTTCCTCTACGTAACCAAGCGCGGTACACACGTCTTTGGCTACAAAAAGAGGAGTTTCAGGTGAACCGACAACTTGTATCGGAGTCGAATTAAATTCGAACTTTTGAAGGTAAGATTGAGTTTTCATTTTCGATTTTGGTAGTTAGAAGAGAACGGGCCGACGCTACCAACAGGCGAAAACTCATTGAGTAAAAACCTGCCATCCGATTTCACGGATGACGCCGACCCGCCTCAAAGTCCTTCAAACATCTACAGCCCGACCCGATTGGTGGCTATAAATGAAAAAGGCCGCGAAAGCGACCGGCTTTCAATAAGTTTTCGTTTGCGTTGGTAGCGCATTCGAAACATAGCCAAAAGCCGGGGTTAAAGCAAATCACTCTTTTTGCTGCTCCTCCTGCCAGTTGGCAATATCGGCATCGTGTACGCAGCTAAGCCGCATTTCGAGGGTTTCCGGCGTAAAAAGCGGGTTGCCTTCAAACAGGTTAAACCGCTTTTCAGAGAGCAGGTAATTGCCGAACGAGACCAGGTCGGCTTTGGTGTAGGTTTTTTCCATTGTGTTATGATTTATGGTTTAACAGGTCTTTTACACTAAAATCGCTTACCGTTTTCGGCCTATTTGGGCCAGCGTGCGGGAAATACTGCCCGCGAATCATGCGGATGTATTCGTCCACTTCCTGTACGGCTTTGCGGGCGGCCTCCAGCTCCATCGGCATCCGGGTGCGCTTGTAGCGGTTCTGCAGCTCGCGCATGGTTTCAACCTTTTCCAGAAAAATCACGAAATACGGATCCATCTAAAACTTCCTCCGGTACAGCTTTATGCCGGTGGCCGTGTCGGTTCCGGCGGGTTCAAAAAACACATCGAAGGCGTCGTTTCCGGCACCGCTGCGCTGCAGCCAGCCCAGGGCGCTGCCGTGGGTGTATAAGCCTTTGGCGGCTTTCTGCGTGCGCTGGTTTTCAATCCAGTTTTTCAGCGTCAGGTACACCGAAACGTACTTTTTAGCCAGCTGCGCATGGTTTTCCATCTGCTCCAGCGTCTTCCATATTTCTTCGGTAGTGTAGGCGGTAAGCAGTTTTACAGCCTGTTCCGGAGTAAGCTGGCTGCGCAGGCGGCTCACGTTCTGCAGCTCGGTCTGAATCCAGTTCAGCAGCTTTCCTGCCCGAATTTCTAATGCATCCGGCTGAGGGCTGACCGCTGGTGGCTGAGGCCTTACATTTTCCATCACGAAAAAAGGTCCGGTTTACGTTCCTGTTTGGCCGCGTTCCGGCGTGCGCGCTCCTGCATTGCCTTATAGACAAAGCTTTCCGAAACGCCCAGTTTCACGCATAATTCGTGGGTATTGCTGCCGTCGGCATGCTTCCAGATATACCGTTTCCGGGCTTCGTTCAGGCCGCGTTCAGAGATGTACAGCGTAACGCCCGGCACATGCTGCCACAGCGTTTTCAGCACATCGATACCGCAGGTTTTAGCAATAAGCCGGGTGTCTTTATCGAGTACTTCACTCAGATCGTCGATGTCATCAATCCAGTTCAAGTCTTTCATAATAGTGCGTTAATCAGCGTTTTTTGGTAGGTCATTAGCAGACGTATCAACGCCAGAATCTACACCGGAAGCATACTCCGGGGCGGGCTTTTTGAGCATGTGCTGCGCCAGTTCTACGGCCATTTCGGCACGGTCGCCTTCCATCTTCTGCAGGGCTGAAATAACGATGTGCGCCTGCTGGCGGGATATCCACTCAATGGAGTCGACTTGCGTAAGCCGTTTGATGAACGCCCGGAGCGCATTTTTCGACGGGTCACGGGCGGTTTTTTCCCACAAGCCTTCGATATAGCGCAGCTGGCGCGGCGTGGCCGCATCAGCGCCGCGGGCAACCAGTTTATTGTACTTCGCTCCGGGTTCGTAACCCATTTTATTAAACGTGGCCAGCAGCGCCATTGCCTGCCCGTCGGTAAGGTCTTTGGAGCTTTCCACGCCAAACCCTGAGAGCAGCGCCCGGTACTGGTAATCTTCCAGTTTCAGCGCCTTTTTAGCCAGCTGAATGCGAATCTGAAGCGATTTATTTGGCATGTTTCACCCTCCGTATTTCAAGCAGATCGTAATCCAGCATTTCCGCCTCCAGCTGCATCGGTTCGGCCTTGGTTCCGCCAATCTTGAAGGCCTGTGCCTGCACGTTTTTTAGAGCGGTTTCCGGCCCGAAAACATGCAAAAGCTGCGTGCGGTTGCCGCGCATCCAATCAAGCAGCGCACCGCGATCAGCGGCGGCGGCTTCCAGAAAAGCAACGGTTTGCGGTCCGTGGATTTCGTCCATTTTCCAGTATTCGGGTTTCATGGTTTGTAGGCGCCGGAGCGGGATTCGAACCCGCATGCATCCAATTCTCTGCACCATAAAAGGCGCAGCGCTTCCGGCTGGTTTGTCAGGGCTTAGCTACTTCCCAGACAAAAAGGTTGGTTTTATTGCGAATGACGCCTTTCCATTCCGGATGGCGTTTTTTGATCATGCCCAGCAGCCCGGCGCAGTGCTTTTCGTCTGCCTGCAGCTCCACCGCCTGGCCGGGATATTTCTTCAGATTCAGACGGATGGTGTCGATATCCAGGTCGAACTTGCTGCCGCCGTCACGCATGCTTTTCGGCACTTCCTGCAGGCTGCGAATGCCAATGAATTTGCTGGCCATTATGCCACCTCCGCCACAGCTAATTTCACTTCGTAGCCGAACGTCTCATCCTGCACAATCTGCAGGCCCAGCGCCGCCAGATCATCGGCAGAAACAGCGCTTTCCTTGCGTGTGGACGCGATCAGGATGGTTTCCTTGTCCAGTTCCTCTTTGGTGCGGATGAATTCATCCTTCCACACCGAGCGTTTAACCAGCTCCATCACCGAAGCGAACGTGAAGCCTTTTCTGGTGGCCACCTTAGGCGGCGAAGTGCGGAAATTCACGCTTCCGTGGGCCATTTCGCGGGTTTTCAGCTTGCCGAAATCCGCCCGGTTGTTCTCGCAGAACGCTTTCAAACCGAGTTCAAAACGTTCCACCTTTTCCAGGTCGGGCGTATTGGCTTCGGTTACGGCCTTACGGCGCTGCTGCTCTTCTTCGTTGTACACGGCAATGCGTGCGTCCACGCGGCTTTTCAGCACGGCGATTTCGCGCAGGGCGGCATCGGCCTCCTCCCAGCTGTGTATTTCGATTTCGTTGGTTTTTACTTGTTTACGTGCCATGATTCAGGGTTGGGTTTTGTTTGGGATTAGTACAAGGGAGCGGTAGGCGGCGAAGCGGTTATCGCCGGTCTTTTCGAACATGATTTCCGGGTAATCCGGGTGTCCTTTATGGGCGTACTCAGCCAGTTTTTCGGTGGCCGCTTTGCCTTCCGTTTCGATATCGAGGGCGGTATCGTGGGTAAGCAGGTCAAGCGCCGTGCGCAGGGCTTTTTCGTGCAGGTCGGTCCAAAGAACCGGGTGCCAGACGTTAAAAACGGGGGTTTTAGCCACGGTCAGATTCTCCGCTGTTCAATAACGGGTATGAGTTTGTCGCCTTTGTTTACCAGGAAGGTGCGCGGCGTAAGCGTTTTAGCCCGTGTTTCGCGCAGTGCGGCGTAGCGGACCATTTCCTCGTAATCCTGATCACCCCTGGGGGTGAAGATGAATACCCGTGCGTGGGTACGAAACCATGCGCTGGCGTAGTCGGCGGCATCGCGGTTCCACACCTGGGCAAAGATGGCATGCACGCGAAGCTGCGCGCGGGAGAAGGAGCGTGTCATATTTTGCGGGCTCCCTGTTGCTTTAATGATGCGCGGAAATACAACAAGCGGCTATTTGGATGCGGTTGCTCCACCTTGCCGATCTGGAATTTTTCTGGAAGCCCAGCGTTAAAGCCTATTTTTGCGGCTTCAATGCAGATTTGCATTTGTTCCGGGTTCAAATCAATAGTCCCTAACTGGCCCAATGAAGTAGCATATGACTTCATTTTCTCAATTAGGAACAGACGAAAAAGGTCTTCGTGGATATGGCTCCAGTGGGTCACTGTATCATGCACATTTAGTTGAACAGCCATCATTTCCTCAAAGGATCAAGAGTTGAGCGGTTTCATCTACCAGGGCAGCGTCAACGCCAATCCGGTTAATCGAAGCCAGGCGTTTTGCCTGCTTTATGAGCTTATCCAGCGAACGTGCGTTTCTGGTACGCTTTGCGAATGCTTTCCAAAGCCCGTTAGAGCCCGGAATAGCGTGGTGAACCAGCTTAGCAACATCATCATCGCTGCATTCCTCCAGCCGGATGGCCAGATTTACCCGGCTGTACAGCTGCCGGAAATCGTACTTAACACCGCGCAGGTTCGCAATAAGCTGCTCAAGGCCTACCAGCATAATTCCGATGCCGGTTTTGTCGTACAGTGAGCGCAGGATGTCGAGCGCGCGGGCTGGCAGGTGCTCAGCTTCATCAATAATGATGAGGCGCTGCGAAGATTTCAGCTTCGTAATCAGGTCGGCCATAATGGAATGGAGCGATCCGGATCCGTCAAAACCGCATTTCCGGTGCAATTCGCGCATCAGCGCAAGCGTGGTGTAGGTGCGGTCAACCTCAATCAGAATTACCGACGGGCGAATCTCCGCATAGCTGCGGATTGCCGTGGTTTTTCCGATGCCGGCCGCGCCAAAGCCTACGTACAAACCGCCTTGCGTGTGAGCCAGGCTGGCCAGTTCGTTCAGTTTCTTAAAAACCGAGGTTTCCAGGCACGTAACGGCGTCTATTTCACGCTGGTGCTGCCTTTCCTGCCATTCCGTTACGGCGGCTTCTATTTCATCGACGTTGCCCGTATATTTTCCGGCAATCCACAGAGATATGGTAGCGGTGCTTTTGCCAACAGCCTGCGAGATAGCCTTTATGGTTATTTCGCCGTTGTCAACACGCTGCCGCATCAGGTCCCGTATGGTCATTTGTTCGGTCATGGTGGTTGTTTTTGTGGTTATGGAGGCCGGTTGCTGCGAACAATCGGCCTCCGGTTTTTTCAGAATTCTTCGTTGAAGATTTTGAGCGAACGCCCGCGTGCCGCCGGTGCCGGAGCGGGTGGCGGGATAAACTGATATTGCTTCGCCTGCTCCTGGATGCGCGAATTAGCCTGGTCAAGCGGTGTGGCAATACGCTCGATGATCGGGCCGCCGGTGCCGGTTGGTTTAAGCTCTTTTTCGGTCTGCTCCCTGTACGTTCTCAGCAGTTTTGACGCATCGGGAACGGGTTCCGCGTCGGCCAATTCCTTGGCTATTTTCCTGTGCTCAGCCTTCATTTTCTGAAGGTCTTTCAGGCGTTCAAAGTCCTCAGTGGTACGCGCAATGGCCGGACTGGTGTAAGCGTTTTCTTCCGCTCTGCAAAGCAGTTCCGATGTTGCCGGGCTGAATACCAAAACGTAGTTGAAATCTTGCGGATCGAACCGGCAGAACACCTTTTGACCTTCATAAGGCAAGAGTTCAATCCCGTTTCCGAACTCAATTCCGTGCACGGTAACGCGCGATTTACGCACCGTTAATTCTGCCGTTTTGCGCATGGAAAGAATGTCCAGGGCAACCTTTGAAGGCATGCGTTTCCGCTGCACCTGGTGCTGTAAGTCGATGGGTTTAAGGCCTTCGATGCGTCCGCTTTCGCGTGTCCGGTTGTTGCGTATGCCTATGGCGTCATCCAGAAAAGCCCGTCCCTGTTCCAGTGTCGGGAAATTCTTTTGAAGCGGATTTTTGAGCAGTTCTTTCACACCTTCCGGACGGTTTTCCGGACGGTTTCCGATATGGCCCTTCATCAGTGGATCCAAATAGGCCCGCATCTGTTTAAACCACGGCTCAATCACCTTAGACTGCGGATTGTATGGCAGCGCAAAACGCACTTTTATCCCCAGAAGTCCCAGCATAGAGGTTGTTTCCTGCTGGCTGGTAGTGTCTTTGTGTGGATTGCGAACGGAGTTCCTGCCGCCGGAAAAATCACGGGCGCGGTAGTCCTTACCGTTGTCGATATACACTTCTTTTGGTGCGCCGAAGGCCAGAATGGCCCACTTGAGCGCAATTTTGATGTGATCGGAATTCGGCGCCTCTTTGTGCAGGTACCAGCCTACCGCGCAATCCGATTTTGCATCGATCCACGCGGTAAGCCAAGGCCGGTAAGGCTGGCCTTTTCCGTCAAAAAACATTACATCCAGCTGCCGGTGGTCAGATACCCACAGATCGTTTACTTCAAGGTCTTTCCAGTTCCGGGTAATATTCAGGCCGCTTTTCTGCATAAACTTTTCGATGCCGTTCCGCGAAATCTCAAGCGCAACCGGCCCTTTTTCCTTCTTCGCGCGGTTGATAAAGGTTTGGACGCACGGAAAATCGTCTCCGGCCTGTATGCGTCCATCTTCGATAGCCTGGGCACGTGTTAACTGCCAAGCCACCTTGTAATTCACTTTGTTGTCGCTGGCCACGAAGCTCCAAAAGAGCTGGAAATCGGCATCGTGCACGGTTGTCCGGCCTGCATTTATCCCGTATTTCGGCATCAGTGCTTCCGGGCCGTGCTTCACATAAGCATCTCTTTTGCGGTAAAATGTCTGCCACGAAACGCCATGCTGCTGGCAATATTCTTTCAGTTCTTTACCGGCCAAACCGGCAGCATTTACCAGAATCGTGTACCACTTATCATATTCCGAACGCTTCCACTGGGGCAGGCGGAGGTACTCTTCGGTGTCGAGCGTGGGGTATTCGCCGGGGCCTGCAAAATTGTCATCTTGGAGAATCAATTCCAGGAACTTTCCCCTATATGGCTCTGGCAATCCGATTGGCATAAACTCCAGTTTCTTACCGCTCAAACCGCCTTGTGCCGGGACCTCGCGAATGTATTTTGCATCAACTTGTCCACGCTTCTTCCATTGCCTAAATGTTGCCGGTTGCAGTCCAAGCATGCGTGACAAGGATTCAGCGTCTGCAAACGCTACAGGGCTGAAAAAATTGAATTTATCCGTGTCACTCAT